GGTAAAAAGAAAAAGAAGTAGTATGGCTGAGTATCAAGGTAAATCTGTAACATTAAATAAACCTTCCAGGATTGGAAAAGGTGAACCAGGACATGGTCGTAAAAAGTTTAAGGTGTATGTTAAGGATGGCGACAAAGTTAAGAAAGTAATGTTTGGCGACCCTAACATGGAGATAAGAAAAGATAATCCGGAAGCTAGAAAATCATTTCGTGCTAGACACAAATGTGATACAGCATCGGATAAGACAAGTGCAAGATATTGGTCTTGCAAAATGTGGTAGGAGAGATATGGCCGGTAAAAGAGTAACTTGGAAATGGGGCGACAAAACTTATAGTGGAACTTTAATTAGGGAAACTAAAACACATAAGTATGCCAGGACCAAGAATGGTAAAACTAAGGTCATACGAAAAAAAGTTTAATTGAAAGTAGCATGCCCTAAGTGTGGCCTATACTTAATATACGATATAGACAGGTCTAAAATGACTTGTTTAAACAAAGAGTGCGAGGGATACAATAAATGACAAATGTTAAATTATGCTTTGCACAATCTTGTCATAATGTATTAAAACCACCTAAAAGAAAATTTTGTTCTGCTACCTGTTCTAAGGCCTACCATAATAAAAAATTTTACGCCCAACAACAAGGCGCAGTCTATGAACCCGAACATGATGGTAAACCTGTAGCACAACCTAATGTACAAAAACGAAGAGGTGTTGTGTATGATGCTCTTGTAGAAAAAGAGTTAGGACCATTAATACTTAAAGGTGATTTAAAAAAACAAGATGCCGCTGCACTCTTAGACTGTACAAAAGCTGCTTTATCCTATGCATACGCTGCATGGATTGAAGATATGGAGACTAAAGAAAAAGCAGAGAACTGGACTTTACCTGCTAAGGCAGAGAAGTCATTAGCTGACTTTAAGTTATTTAGAGATAGGTATTTTCAAACAGAGACTGGTGAACCCTACCAAACTCCGGAGTTTCACATTAGATGGATTAAATCTATTCTTGAAGCTATAGAACATGGAAATCAGCAGATGATACTATCTCCTCCACGACATGGCAAGACTGACCTACTAATTCATTTTGCTGTATGGCTCATAATTAAGAACCCTAATGTTAGAATATTGTGGGTAGGTGGTAATGAAGAGATAGCTAAGAATGCTGTCGCTTCAGTAATAGACCAGTTAGAAAACAATGAAAAACTTATCGAAGAACTCTGCCCACCTGGAAAAAGTTTTAAACCAACTAGCAGAGCAGGAAAAGCGTGGTCGCAAAGTGGGTTCACTGTTGGCACTCGTACTGTTACCGGTATTAAGTCTCCTACCATGGTTGGTATCGGTCGGGGTGGAAAAATTCTTTCACGAGATTGTGATATTATCATAGGCGATGACTTAGAGGACCACTCTTCTACAATGCAACCTGCATCAAGAGAGAACACAAGAACCTGGTGGACAACAACATTATCTTCTCGAAAAGAGGAACACACAGCTTTAATTGTTATTGGCTCCAGGCAACACTATGACGATTTATATTCTCATCTACTAGACAATGAAAGTTGGAATACAATAGTAGAAGAGGCACACGATACAGGGTGTACTTTACCCGATTGGAATGATGAAGCTCACCAAGACTGTATGTTGTGGGCAGACAAAAGAACTTACAAATGGTTAATGGGTAGAAAGTCTGCTGCAGAGACTACTGGTGGTAGAGCTATTTATGAGATGGTCTATTTGAATGTTGCAATGCCTGATGGTATGGCATTATTTGACAGCGTTGAGATAGAAGCATGTCGTGACCAAAGTAGAGAAATAGGGCAGGTACCTGCAGGAGTTAGGTTAATTGCAGGACTTGACCCGGCATCAGTTGGATACCAGGCTGCATTCTTATGGGGATATGACCAGGCATCTAACAAATTGTATATGATTGATATGGAGAACTCACTAGGTGGTGGTATTCCACAAGCATTAAAGATAATGAAAGAATGGTTTGTAAAATACAATCTAGCCCACTGGGTTATTGAAGAGAATGGTTTTCAGCGTGCAATTAGACAAGACCAATCTATTAGAGATTTCGCAGGTAAGCATGGTGTATTTTTAGAAGGTACGCAGACTTACTCTAACAAACATGACCCGATATTTGGTGTTACAGCTATGAGGCCATTGTTTGAACAACAACTAATTTCTTTGCCATATCTTGGATTTGAAGCCCAAGAAAAGGTAAACTTATATAAAAGTCAGTTGGTGTATTTCAGTTCTGCTCAAAATAAAAGCAGAAGTGTTGGACAAAAGTCTGACTTAGTAATGGCTAGTTGGTTTCCAATGAAAACTATTCGTAGACTTCAGAAGGAAAGACTTGCTACAATGGGACTTGAATATGAACCATCTTTTGGTGGATATGAAGGTAGTAACATAGATTTGGATAATTGGAGATAATGAAGACAGCAGAAGAAATTTACAGCAGGATATACGAGTTAAGAAGTCAACACGCAGATGTTATCAGTGAGAAAGATAAAATTAGAGCCATTATGAATGGTGGTGCTGATGGTATTAAAGCGTTGCTCGGTAAACAAATGCGAGACATGGACTATAACCAAATACCTGCACCTAACTTACTGCACTCCGCTATGGAACGATTTGCACAAAAACTAGGTAGAGCGCCGGATTTAAAAGTAGATATCTTTAATGATAAAGATAGTGAGAGAGCTACCAAGCGTGCAGAAAAACTTGAACGCATTGTGCATTCTTATGATGAAGCACAGAAATTAGATTTACAATTACCACAAGTTGGTCGATGGTTACCAGGTTATGGATTTGCTGTATGGGTATTAAAAGAAAAGAAAGATGCTAATGGTGTTCCTTATCCTTATGCAGAAATCAAAGACCCTTACATTTGTTATCCAGGATATTTTGGAGAAGGACAACAACCTAAAGAGTTAGCTGTTATACAACGCGTACCTCATAAGGCCTTAGTTGAAATGTATCCTAAGCACAAGAATGTTATTTTAGATGAGATTGATGCTGAATATAACACTATGGCTTATATGTCAAGTTATGACAAAACATGGGCTAACCAAAGTGGTACAGGTAAAGTTGTGGCAGAGTACTATGATGATGAAGGTACTTATATTTTCTTACCCGAAAATCAAATTATTCTAGACTTTATTCCTAACCCACTTAAATCCGGACCAAGATTTGTTGTGGCAAAAAGATTTAGCTTTGACCAAATGCAAGGTCAATTCCAACATGTTATAGGACTAATGGCTAATATGGCGAAGATAAATGTTCTATCTGTCATTGCAATGGAAGATGCTGTGTTTACAGAAACCAACATCATTGGCGAGATAGAAAGTGGACAGTATAAGAAAGGACGATTGTCAGTTAACTACTTGACACCTGGAAGCCAGGTATCTAAACCAACAAACAATCTACCCTATCAGCTGTTCCAACAGATAGATAGACTAGAAAGACATCTTCGTCTAGGTTCTGCATATCCAGTATCAGATGATGGACAAAGTCCTAATGCATTCGTTACTGGTAGAGGACTAGAAGAACTAGGCCAATCTGCATCATTACATGTACGAGAATATCAAGTTGTACTTAAAGATGCATTGGAGCAGATTGACACTAAGAGATTAGAATGGGATGAGATTATGTATTCTAAAATGCGTAAGCCTCTTGCAGGATTTAGAAATGGAACTGCATTTAAAGAGACTTATGTACCAAGTTCTGATATTGCTGAAATGTATAAGACAAGAAGAATTTATGGTGTTATGGCCGGGTTCGATGAACCACAGAAAATTATTACAGGCCTACAGCTAAAACAACAGGGCATCATTGATACACAGACATTACAAGAAAACATGGATGGATTAGATAACATATCTCAAATCAATTCAAGAATTAATGCAGAGAGAGCAGAGAATGTTTTGTTTGAAAGTCTTATGGCACAAGCTGCACAAGGTAATCCTAAAGCAACAATGGCTGCTATTGAGATTAAGAAAAATCCTCAAAACATAAATAAAATTCTAGAAAAGTTCTATACTCCTGAGGGTGACGAGATGTCACCTGAGGAAGCCCAAATAGCGCAAGCTGCAGGACCGCAAGGCCCGCAAGGACCTCCTCCAGGATTAGCACAAGTGCTTGCCCAAGCTGCAGCACAAGGAGGTGGACAAGGTGCCTAAAGAATTTGACCCAATGGAAGAGACTGATAATCTTTTTTACAATATCATTAATGAAGAAGACTGGGATATAGAATTAGACTTTGATGATACAGACCCTAATTTAGAAGAACTTATTATTGATTTAGAAGGTACTCCGGCATTTTTTGAATACTTAGTTCCTGGACCTATGGATGGTGTTCTTATTAAAATAATGATGAGAAGATTAAATGAAACACAACAAAACAATTTTATGGAATTCTTTCAAAACATTGGAAACTTTTTAGAAGACGAGGATAAAAAATATGGTTAGATTAAGCGCATCAGAACAAGCTGCTAAAAAAAATACAGATTTAAAAGCTGACCCAGGATATGCAGACTTATATATTCCTAGAAAAGAAGGAGACGCAACAGGTTCATCCGGTATGGTAAATGATTTAGCTACTGGTCTAACTGCTGAAACTTCGGGAGAAGTAGCATCTGTACAGGGAGCTACACAAATGCAACCAAGTAGGCCTATGAAATTAGGAGAGCCAACTAAATTTCCAGGTGTATCTAATGTTAATGGATTACAAACTGGTACAGGTGGCGTACCTAAACCACAATTAGATTTTAATGGTTATATGGCCGGTCTCTTTGATAAATTTCAAGACCCAATAATTTTAGAATACTTCCAACAAAATGATGCAGCACCACAAGTTGTTGATACTAAACAAAATAACAGGTATGCCAACAAATTAAAGGAAAGCGATGCGGTCTAATGGTATATCATTCTCTGCAATGGACCTCGCTATTGCACATGCAGAAGATACGCTCAATAGGGTAAACTCTTACAAGCAGGGAACGCAAGAAACCAACTTAGAATTACAACAACGAATAGCTAACATGGGTAACGCCTACCCTACCCTACCGCCACAGATGGTAGTATATTCAGCATTAACAGGCTTAAATCCGGAAGATGACATGGCTTTGCAATTAGCTCAAAGAAATCAAGAGATACTTGCAAAGAAGTATGCACAGAAAATTGTTACTAAAGTAAATCCTTTTAAACGAGGTGTACAGTTAGGTATGCTTGCATTAGATGCTGCATTCCAACCTGTATCAAGAGGTTTCAAATCTGCAGTAGTTGCTGCACAAGAAACTGGACAATCAGTTCCACTTACAGTAGCAGGTGCTACATTAGGTGGTTTAGCTGAAACTTTTGTAAATCAATCTCCAGGACAAGAAGGTAGAACAACAGCTAATTTTCTAAGCAAAGTATTTAATCCTAGTGTTGGTGAAGCATTTATAAATGCAAGAGAAAAGTATGGACCAACAGAACTTAATTTAGCTTTGCAACAAATAAAGAAAAAGAAACCTCTTAACCTAGGTACTGGTTATTTACCATCTTCAATAGATTTAAGACAGACACAAACTTATCTTGATGAAATAAGAAAAGGTTCTGACGAAAGAACTGCAATGACAAGAGCTGCAGATATTTATGGTGCGCCAATTACAGAAGTGTTTGATAAAAGAGAAGACCAATTTAAATATCAAACAAAAACTGGAAAAGAGATAGACATATCTCCTGGACGAGTTGTTGCTGCACAAATGTTAGAGCCAGGTTCTACAGGATACAGTGTTGTCTCCGGTATTATTGATGGTGTCTTTAGAGTTGCAGCAGACCCAGTAAACCTAGGCCTTGCTTATGGTGCAGGTGTTAAAAATGCAATGAGAACAATGGTAAGTGCTAATACTAAATCATTAAAAGCTACTGATGATGTCACAAAATTTTCTAAACAATTATTTAAAACATTTTTGCCGGGAAAAACAGGTAAACAAAATAGAGCTATTTTTTATGGTAGAACACTAGATGATGTTAGAGCTACAGGATGGGGACAAAACTTTGGAGAAGCAATAGCAAAACTTAATGGCGATGAAGGTATGTCTTTCTTAAATGATATTCCGGAATTTAGAAATATTCCTATGTCAGTAAAGAAAGTACTTTTAGAAGTAGATGACCCTATACATGTATGGGATGTACTTGATGTTGTTGCTAAAGGTGGTAATTTAACTAATACACAATTAGACAATATGTTTACAATGATTAAATCTTATGTACCTAAGAAAACACAAATAGAACTTGATAGAGCTATACAACAAAGCAAGAATAATAAAAACTTTGGTCTAGGAGCATTGCCTGCTAAGCCTACAGTTACTGGTGAATTCTTTAACTTTGTTGGTAAATTAATTACTGGTCAAAGTACAGATGTTGCACCTATAAGAAAATTTGCAGGGATGTTTCAATCATCACAACCTGCTAAAGGATTGCTTGGTGTTGGCGCACAAATGCGTATGTCATTACCAAAACACATGCAAAGAGCTATGTCACTAAGACCACAAACTACAGCAATCATTAGTCAACTAGATGAAACAGCCTGGAACATAGATACAAACTTAAAGAATGCATTTGTTGATAGTAAGACTAGAGGTAAATATGCGCAGGAAACATTAGCTGCAAAATCACAATCAGAGCTAGATGATATTGTAAACAGAGTTAATCAGACGATTGCTAAATCAGTTGGTGAGCAAAACCCTAACTTGTTAGTGGATGTTGAAAGTCTAATTAAACAACAAGAAAACTTTGGCGCAGAAATGGAAGAACTAAGAAGTTATTTTAAAGGCACTACTGGTGGTTCATTATCTTTTAATGGTGTAATGGTAAAAAAGAAATACAAAAGAATTATTAACGACTTAGAAGGACATTTTAAAAGTTTAGGTATTAAGTATGATATTGACCAAGTAGAAGAGTTTGTATTTGAAGCAGTACCTAGTATGCACATGCTGTCACAAGCAGGTTCAACATTCGCAACAATTATAGACCCACAAGATGTAGTGCGAGCAACTAAAGCTCATCAAACATTAATTGGACCTACTGATACTTATTTAAGAGCATGGCTAGATAAGCCTAAAAATTTAGCAGAAGATTTTAACTGGACTGACTTTCTAAAAGTTCCTAGAAAAGCATTGTTAGATAATGTATCCGCGAACAAACTTACTTTGAAACCAAAAGGTCCTAAAGAAACTCTGTTAGATTATGTACAAAACAACATATTGAAACCTTTTTGGATGATACGACTTGCTCTCATGTTGAGAATAGCTCCCGAAGAAGCTATGCGTGCTGCATTCGGTGGCAAAGTAAACTTTATTACACATCCATTTCAAAGAATGGCCTTAAACTCAAATAAACAATTTGGTTTATTTGGAGATGAAGTTAGAGCAAATGAAGTAGCACAGTTGTACAACAACTTAGGTGAAATAGTTATGACTACAAGAATGGGTCCGGATGATATTGAGTTCTTAAAGAATATGATTGATGTAGATGACATAAAACAATTTCAAGCTATAGATTACAATAGGTCCCAAAAGTTAATAAAAACAAATCTACTAGAAACAAATCCACAAGGTGTTGTATCAGATTACATTGTTGATGCTGCAGTTAATAACTTTGATTTAAGAGATTTAAGATTTGCAGAGTTAACTGAAAAAGCATTTAAAACAAAAACTAAAAAAATAAAAGCTAATGCTAAAGGAAATATAGAGGGATTTGATGGAGTAACTTATAACTCTATGGGTGAAGCATTTATAAAATCCGGTGGGTTTACAACTGACCTAGATGAAAGAAAATTTATTGACTTACAAACAAGAAAACTTGCAGAAGGAGATGCATTCGTATCACCTTATAAAGATAAAGAGTTTAGCTTAGGTCAACTTGGAGACATAGAAACAAAAGCAAAAGAACTTAATATAAGCCCTGCAGAATATATAGACCAACAAATAGACAATGTGTTTTTAGATGATGACACTATTGGCCTGTTGTCTAAACAAAGTCATGTTATAGGAACTTATCAAGATGATGCAGGAAACTTTATGATTGATGTATCTGTTGCATTACAAGGTGAAAATGCTATTGCTAATGCTGTGTACATTGGAGCTAACTCATTTCAAGAAAGTGTATACATCGCTAATAGAGAGCTTGCCGAAAAAACAGGATTTGGTAAACCATTAATGGATGATAATTTAATTTATCTATACAGCAAAGTTAAAGGAGATGGTTATAAAACTGCAGGAGATATAAATATAGATACAGTTCTTAATAAACCAACTATGGAAGCAATGTTTAAATCTAACTTTGATGCATTAGGACTAACAGTAGAAGAAGTTCAAGGTGCTGCTAAGGGTATGCCTGGAGGAAGTTTATTTAGTACAGATGAAAGTTACATGGCATCTATGGGTGAAGCTGCTATTACTAGAGGATTACTTGATGGAAGAAAAGATTTAGGAGAGAACTTAATGATTAGTGTTGATAAGTATTTACCTACTGGAAACATTAACCCTAGATACTGGGAAGCATTGTGGGAAGAATTGTACTTACTTGCATCAGACCCAATAGTTGTACCACTTGTTAATAAAGGTATAGATGACACAATGATATATCTCAGAGGTGAAGGAAAAGAAACCTTAGAAGAATTAGTTGCTAGAAGTTTTAATCCGGAAGATAAATTATATTTACAAAGTGACAAAGCATTAAGAGAATATTTAGAAAGCCTCCAATACAGAGTTGCACAAACTGTAGGAAATCCTACTGCTAAAATAATAGACCCAAGAACAGGTAACGAATTATCAGCAGAACTTGCTACAAGAGTTTGGTATCAGAATGGACAAAAACAATATCCTAAGTATATTGCTGATATGTCTGTAGGTTCTAATACAAAGATATTTCAGTTTATTAAAAATGGTGGTGTTATGGATAATAAAGATTGGTTACGATACAAGACACATATCCAAACATTTAAATTAAAAGAACGAGGAACAAACAATCAAGAATTTTTCAAACAATTTATCAAGCTGTTTAAACAGGAAGTAGATGCACAAGATTTAGGGCCTAAAGTATTGCCAAGAAGATTTGACCTACAAAATAGAATATCTGAAAGTGGAACAATGATTGTTGGTGAAGAGATACAAGCAGCAGGATACTTAGCTGATGTTAGATATGGTAATGATGCTTTCAACAGTTTATTGGAAACTGGATACAATGCATTGATATCTAAACCATCTAACTACTTAAACAGAGACCCATTATTTAGATATGCATTCTATGAAAATGCTATAGAGGTTATACAGTATATGGACGATGCAACTAAAGCAAAGTTTTTAAAAGGTGCAGAACCTTGGATTGATGGTAACAAACTATGGGATGAATTAATTGAAGCTGCTAAACAACCATCATTAGAGAATACTGTTACTAGCTTGCCACAAGCAGAAGAGTTATTAAAGACTGCAGCTATGAATGAAGTTAAAACATTATTCTATTCTGTATCACAACGACATGTTGCTTCAGACTTATTTTCTAAATACATTCCTTTCCCGGAGATATGGGCAGAGGTATTCCAATCATGGGGTAAATTAATTACAGAAAACCCACAAAAATTTAATAGAGCAAGAATAACAGTAGACAATGGTACTGAAGCTAAACCTTGGGACAGTGAGAATGGTTTCTTAGAGAAAGACCCATCAACAGGAAAACTTATGTTTAACTATGTTGATGTATTTAACATACTCACATTAGGTTCATTCAAAGCATTGGGTAGTGTTATTCGTGCATCGGGAGTTAAAGAAAACTTACCGGATGCTATTACTTCTCCATATCAAACAGCAGTATTTGGAGAAAGTCTAGAAGATGAAGGTGTACGAGCTACAGCTCCTGGTTACGCATCGGGACTTAACTTGATTGCACAGAATGGTTTTGCTCCTGGATTTGGACCAGTAGTAACATTCCCAATGAGAATATTCTTAAATGCTATAGGTGCGCCACAATCTGCTCGTAAGTTTTTCTTAGGAGAGTATGAAAGTTCCGGCCAGTTATCAGACCAAGGACCTGCATGGTTAAAAAAGTTTTTAACCTGGGAAAATTCACCAGATACAGATTTACAAAATGCATTTGCTACAACAACAATGGACTTATACAGTTCTTATGTACTTGCAGGATTAGTTGACCAAAGTGACCCAATAGAAGTTAACAAATTTATAGATAGAGCATTAAAACAAGCAGGAAATATTTATATTATACGAGGTGCGGCACAGTTCTCATTACCTACTGCAGTCCAACCAAGAATAGAAGTAGAAGATAAAAATGGAACATGGTGGGGAACACAAGTATTAGTAAATAAATATCAAGAAATGTTAATTAAAAATGGTTATGACAACTTTGCTGCACAAGAAGAGTTTATAGAAAAGTTTGGTATTAACCCTATACCATTGAAACAGCCTAGCTCTTACAAAACTGGTAAACAACCTGTGAAAGAAAATGCATTCTTTTGGTGGCAACAAGATGATAGAAAAAGATTATTAGAAGCTGATGCGTTACCTAACACTGCTTATTATATTCATCCGGATAAAGTAGAAGACGAATTGTTTTGGCCTGCATATTATCAAACAAGAAGCCAAGGACTGCAACCGGAGGAGTTTGGTAACTTTATGAGACACAGTCAAGCTATTTTTGAGTATGAAAAAGGTAAAAGAGATATAAAAGAAAATGTTCCGGATAGTTTACAAAGAGAAAAAATATCAGACCTTAAAGCAGAAATAGAAGAAGATTATGGATTTGATTTATTTAACTTTCAAGGTAAACCTAAATCTGCATCAACAAGAGAGTTATATGCAGAACTTGCTAGATGGGGTGACTATGAAGAGACAAGACAAAGCCCGGAGTATCCAATATTAACTGAGTACTTAGATTACAGAAATCAAATTATTGATGTATTATTAGATGGAGGAAGTTTTACTTATAAGGGTGAGACTATGTATGTCTTTAGCCCAACTAAGAAGTCAAGAACATTAAATGGTGTAGGCGAAGCACCAGTAAGAGCTAGAGAGATTATGACAATAATTTGGCAAGATTTGGTAACTAAAGGTAAAGATACTAACTTCCCACAGCTAGCTAATGAGGTGCTATTCTATGAGATAAGCCCTAATAATAGTGCAAATACAGGAGATTAATAAATGGAAGATGATTTAATAGACGAGTTGTTACCTGAAGAAGAAGGTACAACAGAAGAACCACAGAAAAAATATGCATCTATAGCTGAACTAATAAGCCAGTCATTTGCACAACCACTGTATTTCTTTACTGTTGAAACTCCTGGACCTACAAAAAAAGCTAGAGGAACAATAGAAAAGTTATGGTCTATAACAGAAGTTATGGAGAACACAGACTTTTCTGCGTTTATATCTGATGACACAAGAGCTAAGTATGCAGACATTGTTGCTAATCCTAATGTAGATGCACAAGCTAAAGTAGTAGAACTTATAACAGATGTATATGATGACATATCAACTGGTAAAAAACAATATGTAGTAGAAGCTGAAGGAACATTTACCCAACCAGGAAAAAATACAATAATTACTTTTAATGAAAATAAAACAACTGGTGCGACATTATCATATAAAGATTTTGCAGAAGGTGTAGAAAGCACAAGCACTGAAGAAATAGTTTTAGCAGAAGAAGTTGAAGAAGCGTCAAAAACTGCACAAGATATACAAGCAGCACAAGGTGCTATTAGAACAAGTCATCCAACTTGGGGTTATAAAACTACAAAAGATGGTTTGATACAAAACTCTACAGGTGAATTTGTACCTGCTCCTTTTTGGAAAGGTAATGAGTACAGTATGTTCAGTGACATGGACCCATCAGAGATATTTTCATTACAACAAAAGATGGTTCGTGCAGGAATGAAAGCTCCTACTGTAGAACAGTATGGACAATGGAGTGATACAGAAGCCAACTTTATGTCTGCAGTATTTATTAAAGCTGCTGATGATACAGACTTTAGTTGGGAAAAAGATATGGCAGCAGGACTACCTGCTTACACAACTGCATTACAAGAACTGATGGATGAGGTAGGCCAAACCGAAGACTTTATAAAACTACTTAATGAAGCTAACTATTTACAATCAGAACCTAATGTTTCACCTGCTCAAATACAACAATTATTAGACCAGGCTGCAGCAGGATTAGGTATAACATTGACAGCACAAAACTTAGTTGACTATGGAAACTTAGCAGTGCAGGCCTATGGTCAAGCAGCAGCATTAGAAAAAGATTTTCAAGGTTCTTTAATTACAGATAGAGATGTAATACTAGGAACTACATACAAAGACATAAGAGCTGTAGAAGAAGGTGAGTTCCCAAGATATCTAAAAGGTTCTGCAGTACCTTTAGTCTTACCATCATACGAATACTTGATGGGCCAAAAAGGACCACAACCGGAAGTTAAATCTGCATTAGAAATTGTTACAGAAGCCTTAGAAGCAAGGCCGGAGATACAACAGCAACAAGCTGCTAATGAAGACTTACAAGATATTAAATACTCAACTAATTTATTTGAAGCATCTATGGGTGCTATAGAACTAGGAGATGGATAATGGAAGAAGATAATAACAATCAAGATATATTCGGAGAACTAGATTGGTATAGAGGTAAGACTATAGAAGAAATGCGTAGTGACTTAATTTTATTAGCACAAGGTAAGTATTTTGATAATGACCAAGACTATGCAGCTTTTACTGATAATCCATATAACAAAGGACCTAAATTAGATGGTAATAAAAATGTATCTATTATTAGTGGTTTTGATTTAAACGACCAAGCACCCGAAGGACCTGGACCTGAAGAGTATGCAACTATGGATGATGAACAAATAGTATCTTCATACATAACTAGCATTAAAAAGTTTCCACCAATAGTTGAAATTAAAGACCAGGAAGCATTTGCTGAAGCAGTTTTACCTGCATTAGATAACATGAACAATGTTGCAGAATATTTTACAACAGGTGAAGGAACCAAAGATAGCCCAATGGGAAGCAAAATTAATTATGGCAATGGGATGCTTATAGCTACAGAGATGCAGACAGGTGCAATATTAGACTATGTTGATGAAGGTTTTAAAAATACAGGAGAGTTTTATGCTTGGTATTTGAATGACCTTGCAAATCTACAAGTAGTATTGCAACCAGGCCAAACACAAGCAGAAGACTTTAGTGTTGTAGATGAAGGTTTTTATGATGATAAAGTAGATGCTCCTAACAGTAAGTTCTCACAAAGGCCACAAACACAGGCTGATGACAGCGTGTTTAAACAAGGTGATAAAAGCCTTGTAGATAAAGGCAATGAGTTTTTTGCTAATCAACCAGTAGG